AGGCTGGTGAGATCGACTACTCAACCTCATCCGGTTACGGTGACGAATGGGTGGGCGTTGCTTACTCATCCGCGCTGTGGAACTCTATCAGGGGCGGGTCTGAAATCATCAACAAGATTCCCGCCGTTGAGTTCCCGAAGGGCGTAGAGTCAATGACCTTCCCGCTGGAATCCACCGATCCGGTGTGGTACAAGGTCGCCGAAAACACCACCAACGGCTCTACCGTTGGCGCTCCCGCTCCTACCATCACCTCAAGCCGTTTGGCAACCTCAAACGCGAGCCTGACACTTGCGAAATTGGGCGCGCGCGTGTTCTACACCGGAGAGTTGGAAGAATCCTCAATGGTCCCATTCGCCGCAGAGTTACGCCGCCAGTTGGCAGAGTCCGGCATGGAATATCTGGAGTCCGCAATCATCGACGGTGATAATGTTGCTGACGCTTCTACCAACATCAACGACATTGCTGGAACTCCTGCCGCGTCAGACTGGTTCATGGTTTGGGATGGCTTCCGCGTATCACCGCTGGTAACCACCACAGCCAACAGCCGTAGTGCTGCAGGATCACTTGACATTACCGATTACCTCGAAACTGTCAAGCTCATGGGTTCGGCTGGTTTGAACGGGTTAGATCAGAGCAAGGTGGGTTACATCGTTGACCTGAACACCTACTACAAAACCTTGAGCCTGCCGGAAGTTTTGACCCGTGACGTGTACTCGTCACCGACCATCGAAAACGGTAAGTTAACCCGCTTGTTCGGCTATCCGCTTTACGCTTCCCCGAACATGCACAAGGCAAGCGCTGACCGCAAGGCAAACAGCGCTGGCAAGATCGACCAGGACACTACCACCAACAACGCTTATGGCGCGATTCTGGCGGTTCGGTTCGATCAGTGGAAACTCGGCTGGATGCGCCACATCAAGATTGAGACGACCCGGTTCGCCGCGTCCGATTCAACCGAGATCGTTGCCCAGATGCGCGTCGGACTGAAACAGCGCGACACCGAAGCATCCGCGATCACCTACTACGTGGGTGTGTAGCCTGACGGCTGACGGGTAAAACGAGGGAGGGAGGGAACTCCCTCCCTATAACAAAGGAGTAAAAAATGGCAAGAACTTATGTCGCACGTGGCAACGATAAGATCAATGTTTCGCATAGTGCCCTGATTGATTTATCAGGCGCAGCTGTAGCCCAAACGGTGATGGAGCATTTCACCCGTGCCGCAATGATCGAAAAAATCAACATTCTTTACGTTGAAGCGTCAAGCGCGGACGCTGGTGTTGCGCTCAAGGTTGGGCGCGAGGGTGACGATGACGGGTACTACACGGGAACATCGGCCGTAAGTCAAAATGCTTGGGATGAAGTAAATGTTACGCCGCTCGCTAAACTGATAAACGCTGGCGATTCTCTTACTTATCTGTGTGCCGGTAGTAAAACCGGAACAGGAACGGTGATTATCACCGTCGAGTGGCGGTTCGTGGAGTAGTTATGAAAGTTAAATTTTTACAGGACTTCAGAGGACGGGAAACGAACGAGATATTTTATCAGGCTGGTGACGTGGTTGATATTGACCCCGTTGACCTGGTAAAACGCGGCATTTGCGAACTCGTCAAAGAAGCGCCTAAACCGGAAACACGGGCAACTGTACCGCCTACCAAAAAAAGGAAATCAAAATGAGAAAAGCCGTCTTAAAAGCAACAACGGACGCAAGTGGTAACGCAACCGTAGATCACGTCTCAAACGTACTGGGCAAGTTGTACGCCGTACTCTACAAACCTGGCACCCTGGATACGGGCGCGACCATCACTTTGACCTGTCAGGGTGTGTTTGCTAAACCGCTATTGACAAAAGCAACCGCCGGAACCTCGGATGTAATGTTTTACCCGCGCGACATTCCCCATGCAACAGAGAGTGGCGCAGTTCTTACCGCTACGGCGGGCGGAGATCGTGTCATGCCGCTCATAAATGGCGTGCCGCGTCTCGTCGTGGCAAGCGGCGGCAATGTCAAGACCGGACAGGTGATCCTCTATTACGAGGACTGATATGACCATTACCAACGGGTATTGCACCCTGACAGATTTCAAACACTGGATGACGGCATCCGGACAAACGCTGGAGGCTGATGTTGGCGACGACGCGGTTATTGAGACCATTATCGAAGCAAGCAGCAGGTTCATAGACGGGGAGTGTTCGCGCTACTTCTACAAGAACACGGACGGGGCTCGCTACTACACTGCAATAGATGCAACCTGCGTAAGAACGGACGACCTTGTAAGTGTGACCGCGCTTAATACGGATGATGGGACACGGGCGTACTCTACTGCCTGGACAGAGGATGATTTTGACCTATGGCCTTATAATGCCGCGCTTGATGGCAGGCCATATGTGCAGATCATAATATCACCCTACACGCATTATCACTTTCCAGCTAACACAGCAAAGGGCGTAAAGGTTACAGGAGTGTTCGGCTGGCCATCAATACCAGCGCAGATACAGGAGGCGTGCATTATGATTGGTCTTTCCACGTATAAGCGCCGGTACGGTGAAAACCTGTCGAGTGTGGCGACCATCTCGGCGGGCGGAGTAGTGATCACTCCTCAGGATGTACCCGCTACCGCATGGGCGAAAATCAATCCATTCAGGCGGCGTATCTAATGGCTGGGGTGAAACTATCCACATTGATTACCGCGATAGGTGATCTATCTGTCACTCTGACAAATGGCAAAAAGCTGAAAATTCTTGACGACGCCACACTGCCGGAATCTGCCGTAAGGCTGGGGGGCGTGTTATTCCCGAAGCCGGATGGGTTCATAAGCGGATTTACTGTTGAGCCAGTAACCTATGGCGCGAACGGGGTAGAGAGGATGGACATTCGCTATGCCCTGACCTATGTGTTTTGCTATATTTCGATGGGGTCTAACAGATCGCTCGGTGATAACTACACCGCACTGGTCAAGGATACCGTTCTGATACTAAACAGCATTCTGACGAATGATGATATTGCAAACGGCATAGATTTGCGCATTGCGGATATAACCAGTTTCGGGCTTGTCGCCGATCCGGCGGGCAATTTCTTTTATGGCACGGAGATACAACTCAACGTGCTGGAATTTTATGAGGCGTGAATGACCAGGACAAATTCAAAATATACCAGGATTTATGTCAACGGGTATGAAATATCCTGCCAGGCATCGAACATTGGAACGGTCGGATATTCACAGGATGCGCCGATGGTCGCTGCTTATTGCGACGAGGTGCTGAATACCGTACTCGGTCACTCAACGATCCAATGCGGACCGATAAACGCATTCTTGTCGCCATCCGACACTACCGGAATACACGAGGTGTTTGATGCCGGCAATGATATCGCTAATATCATGATCGCCTTTGGCACGCTGGCTATTCCGGCGGCTGGCGATCCTGTATTTGCCTGGACGATGCAGCAGGGAGAATACACCGCACAGGGCGACGGGGTAGTGGGGGTCAATATTGGATTTCCTAACGCGGCATATTCAACCGTGAAAGGATATTATTCCCCCTTTGGAAAGTTAGTGCATGCAAAAGGAGCCGAAACCGCGGTAAATAGTGCGCTTGCAACCATTGATAACGGCGCAGCTTCTACAGCTGGAGGAATATTCGCCTATCAGTTATTCAGTTCTGATGGTCCCGTGACACTCTCAATAGATGATGCAGCGGATAATATGTTGAATAGCGACTTTTCCGCATTATCAGGAGCAACAAGTGGCGTGATTAATGCTTCAACTGCACCGCTATCCGGAATGGTCGCGCTCGGAACTACCGCGACAGTAAGAAGGTTTATACGCTGGCAGATTGCGTTCGGACTCGGCGCGACTACAGCGACATTTGCCCTGGCATTCATCAGGGGAACATAAGGAGAATAAATGACCGCACAAACAGGAAGAACCAATGCAAAACACATCAGTTTCTATTTGGACAACTCATCTAGCACGTTGACCGACCTCACCGCTTACACGAAGAGCATCGGTACGGTTGGGCTGACATTCGAAGAGCAGGATGTGACCGCCTATTCGGACGGGGTAAAGAACGTCACCATCGGACGGGCTGACGCTCCGTTATCTGTTACTTTTCAAATTGACACCGTTGTGTACGCTCACCTCATTGCCCTGAGCCGCACAACCCCATTGTCGCTGGATATTCGATTTGGCATCCGGCACGCCTGGGAAATAGGGGAGCCGTGTTTTGGAATATCCTCAAGCGCAACCAGCGGGTATCTGCTGAAGGACTTGACCATGACCGATACTGAAATCAATGCTTCGTTTGTTGTGTTTGGACCAACGGCGCCCAATTGGGCGACAGCTGCTCATACCTAAACCATGGCAAAAATAATTATCTCACCATCAAAAAAATGGGCTGGAACTGTCACGCTATCGGATCCCCTATCCATGCCACAGGTATTGGCATTCGAGGATGCGATACAGGACGCGCAGGAGCAGGCAATAGAACGCGGTAATACCGTTACGGTCAAGGATAAAGACGGCAATGAAAAAAAGACCGCTAATGCCCTATCCGCACGGTACATGATGGGAATATTGCCTGGAGTTTGCGCATGCGTGGAAAAGTGGGAATTACAGGGGTTGCCGGAAAAAGTGACCCCTGACACATTCCCCGGTTCGCCGAAGATAGCAAGTGCAGAGTTATTGGCGTGGCTTGTACAAGAAATAATGAAATTGTATGAGGACGCGGAGACTGTCCCAAACGCGTGATCGCCAACGCCTACAGGTATGCAGAAGGGGTTGGCGTTTCAAGGGAAATTGAACTGGGTTTGACGGTTAGCCGATTCGGAGCACAGTCTGTATTCGGACGGGTAATCGGAGCCGGAGAGATACGCAGGATAGCGATGGCGGAGCGGATAGTGAGAGCATACCGAGAACGCGAACAGGCTGAAAACTGGGCGAAGTGGGTAGAGAACAACCCCCACGATGCCGAACTGCTGTCCATAGCGGCGGAGTTGGTAAATGGCGAATAATGTAGACATTATCATTAAGGCTGTCGACAGGGCAAGTGGAGAGATCAACAAGGTCACTGGGGCGGGGAATAAACTCTCCGCCACGTTCAAAAGCCTGACCGGATTCTCACTCGGCGCGGGCGCAGCCATGGCGGCGGTAGGCGCGGGCGTGAAATTTATGCAGCAGGCGGTGGACGAAACTGTAAATTACGCAACAGAGATTGACAACCTGAGCCGCTTGCTTGGCATAAGCACCGAGGACACCTCGCGGCTGGTACAGGCGAGCGACGACCTGTTTATCTCGCAAGAAAAACTGGCAAGTGGATTACAAGCAGCGACCAGGCAGGGCATTGACGTAAGCATCGAAGGGCTAAAAAGGCTATCCGAACAATACCTCGCAATGCCGGAA